CGATTCTGTTTAATCTTGACTTCCCTGATAAGCAGCCCATTGGGCGCGGCGGCGGCGGTCATATGCGGTATGAGTCTCCTATGCTTCGTGAGCTATGGGCACTCGGGCATACAGAGGTAGGTACTGCCTCCGAAGAATCCATGGGCTACGTCGCCCGCTACACCTTCAAAAAGGCCGCTGAGTTCGACAACATTGTCGACAAGACCCGCTTAGCAACCATCGATCTACAGACAGGCGAATATCATGCCCGTAAACCTGAGTACGTTCGTTCCTCTCGTCGCCCAGGCATCGGCACTTCCTGGCTCGAACGCTTTCACGAAGACTGTTGGAAAGGCTACGTGACCCACAATGAAGTCAAATACCGTCTGCCACTGTTTTACAAAGAATGGCTTGCCACACACTTTCCTGAGCGCTACGACGCGATTTCTCCTACCTGGGTTGAAAAGGCCGAAGACCTGCCTCAAATGCCTTGGGACCGGCGTCAAGACATCGCCGAGTTCAATCGCATCACCCTCAACCAATCCAAATCAAGGACTGAGCTATGATCTCGACAATCTGTGCTGTAAAGGACCGGGCAACCGATGCGTTTGGTCGCCCGATTTTCGTACCCACTGCTGCGGCTGGGATTCGGACATTTCAAGATGAAATTAACCGAGCCGATCCAAACAATGCTTTTCACAGCCACCCCGATGACTACGATTTGTTCGATCTCGGTACATTCGATGACAACACTGGTCATTTCGATCTGCACGATCTTCCCCAACTGCTCATGCTCGGCAAGAACGCAATTCGCTGAGCTCCTCTCCTTGCTGTAATTCCCTGCGCCTTCGGGCGCTTTTTTTTTGGACTAAACATGCAACACAAAAACCGTTCCGTCTCTAACCATTCCTTCGCAATGATTCCGCGCGCCCAGGTGCCGCGTTCTTCATTCAACATTCAAAAGACCTACAAAACCACATTCGACGCTGGTTACCTCATCCCCATCTATGTGGACGAAGTTCTACCAGGTGACTCCTTCAACATGAACATGACGGCCTTTGCCCGTCTCGCTACTCCCATCGTTCCTGTGATGGACAACCTCTATCTGGAGTCGTTCTTTTTCTTCGTACCGAACCGCCTCCTTTGGGACAATTGGGCAAAGTTCATGGGCGAGCGTAAATCGCCTAATGACTCTATTAACTACCTCATTCCCCAGGTAAGCCTGACCGGCAACGACGTCAAAGCAAACACGATCTTCGACTATGTAGGCCTGCCAGCTGGCAACATTCCTTCAGCTACTGCCTTCACCGTCAACGCACTTCCCTTTCGTGCGTACAACATGATTTACAACGAATGGTTCCGTGACCAAAACGTGGGTGAGCCCACTTGGCATGAAACTGATGACGGCCCTGACGACGCAATCCAATACAAAGTTGAACGCCGTTTCAAACGTCACGATTACTTCACCTCTGCACTGCCCTGGCCTCAAAAGGGCGAGTCCGTCCAGGTGCCTCTAGGAACCTCAGCCCCAATCATCTCTAACGGCCAAGGCCTGATTGAGTTCAACACTCTTTCAGAACCCTCTGCCCGCGCTTATCTCAAGCAACAATCTTCAAGCCCGTACGCTGCCGGCGCTGTCTACAAAGAGGCTGGCACTCCAGTCGCCAAAGACGATCCCCTCGGGTTCGCCTATGGAAACATCACGGGCATCTATGCCGACCTGACTTCGGCTACCAGCTCCACAATCAACCAGCTCCGACAAGCCTTCGCCATTCAACAGCTCCTCGAGCGCGACGCTCGGGGCGGCACCCGCTATACCGAGCTCATCCGTGCCCATTTCGGGGTCACCTCACCCGACTATCGCCTACAACGCCCCGAGTACCTGGGCGGTGGCTCTGCTGCTATCAACATCATGCCGGTGGCTCAAACGGCCCCTACAGCCCCTACAGCGGGCACTGTGACCCCTCTTGGCTCCCTGGGTGGCTACGGCACCACCGTGGCCCGTCACGGCTTTTCTGGTGCCTTCACTGAGCACGGCTACATCATCGGCCTCGTCAATGTCCGCTCGGATATGTCTTATCAACAAGGTCTTCGCCGGATGTGGTCTAAAAAGACCCGCTATGACTTCTACTGGCCCGAATTTGCAAATTTGGGTGAGCAAGCCATCCTGTCCAAAGAGCTTTACATGGACGGCTCTTATGAGGACGACACGGTGTTCGGCTACCAGGAACGTTGGGCCGAATACCGCTACAACCCCTCCCAGGTCACTGGCTACTTCCGCTCTACTGCACCGACGCCTCTGGACGTCTGGCACCTCGCTCAGAAATTCAGCACGCGTCCGCAACTCAACTATTCTTTCCTGATGGAAATGCCTCCCGTCGATCGCGTTACAGCTGTTCAAGAGGAAGCAAACGGGTCGCAGTTCCTGCTCGACGTTTTCTTCGATCTGAAAGCTGCACGGCCCATGCCGCTCTACTCCGTTCCAGGTCTTAAGTCTCTGTAATTCACTAGGGCCGACGGCTGCTTGCAGTCGTTGGCAATCAGTAAACTTAGGAATACACATGAACGAATACAGCTACGCACCAGCCGAACCCGAAAAAATCGAGGTCTCCGGCTACGGTAGTTCTCCAGCTCCTGCCCGTTTCTCTCCATCCGTCGGCGGTGGAATGGGCATGATTGCTGACGTTGGCCTAGGCCTTATGGGCCTCTTCGGTGCCTCCCAGGCACGCAAGTGGAACGCCAAGGAAGCTCAAAAAAACCGAGACTTCCAAGAAATGATGTCCAACACTGCATATCAACGCAGCACCAAAGACATGATTGCTGCCGGCCTAAACCCCATGCTCGCTTTCATGAAAGGCGGCGCTAGCACACCTGGTGGCTCACAGGCTGCGCCTGCCACCGATGCCGTAGGCCCGGCTGTCTCAACTGCACTCGCTGCCCGCGCTAATCGCGCCCAGGTGGAGCTACTCGAAGCTCAAGCTACCAAAGCCAAAGCTGAAGCCGCAACCGAACTCCAACGCCCCGATAACATCGCGGCCCAAACTGACCGCGAGCGCGCTACTACTGGTCTTACTGGCGTCCAGGCGCAAGCTGTAGGCGTCCAGGTCGCCAACATCCTTCAAGACACCCAGCTGAAGACCCAGATGACTCGTCTCACCATGCTTCAAGGTGACTCTCAACATGAGGTAAAACGACAAATCATTCAGAACATCAAAGAATCAATCGCTCGTACCGATCTTATTGGCGCACAACAAAAGGCCACATTTAATCAAGCCCTTCTATATGCCCTTCAAGGGCAAAACGTACAAGCTGAAACCATTCTCAAACAACTAGAAATGCCAGGAGCCGTAAGCTCCGCTAAATTCTACGAAACAACCGACGCTTCAAATCCCGCCATGAATATGGCACGCACGCTTATTCAATTCTTCAACGCTATCAATCGGAAATAACCATGCCCTACACTGTTCGCGGTTACTACTCATTCGACCGCTCTGCTAATTCAACTCAAACCGCTACAACCATTACCGATGACACCATCGTTGAACAAGCTCACGGCAACGACACCGACATAAACACCATCGTTAAGCGTTTCGGTATTACTGGCGAACTGCCAGTTCACAACCGTCGCCCTCTCGTAGGCGACTTCACAGGCGTTACCGACTTCTGGTCTGCACAGAACGCCCTCATCGCAGCCCGCCAGGGCTTCGACGATCTTCCAGCCGAGCTTCGCGCTCGCTTCGACAACGATCCCGGCCAGCTCCTGGCCTTTCTAAACGATTCCGGCAACCGCCAGGAAGCCATTGACCTGGGTCTCATTAACGCTCCCCAGCCCCAAACCATCGTTCCGGCTTCTGCCGTACTTTCGACACAACCGTGAAACACTAGCCCCCCTGATGCAATAGTTCCCCTTGTTAACTATTGCATCTACTGACACACCAGTGAGACACTAAACCACCCCGTCTTTGCCTCTTTTTTAGGCAAATCCTTTTCTTCCAGGACACAATCATGCGCACCAGCTACCGCTCTCCTGTTCGTAAGTCCAAGTCCACCCGCCGGTTCAATCGGCAGGCCAGCCGTACCAAAGCGGCTAACGTCGCCCCGCCCATGCGCGGCGGCTGGAGGCTGTAACCAATGCTCTGCACATCCCCTTTGAAGGGCATACGTGCAGGCGACGGCTCCGTCACTCTCATCAAAGGAGAGAAATCTGAAGCTCAAGCTGAAAAGCGTGTCTCTTCTGCTGGGGGTGCTTACCTCCAGCTGCTCATTCCATGCCGGGCATGTCTCGCATGTCGAATCAATAAATCCAGGGACTGGGTTATCCGTTCAGTTCACGAGGCGTCTCTCTGGCAACATAACTGTTTCATCACCCTCACCTATTCTCCCGAACACATGCCTCCAGGGGCGGGACTAAAACACGAGGACTTCCAGCTATTCATGAAACGTCTGCGGGTAACTGCAGAACGTAAATTCGGATTCAAAGACATTCGCTATCTAATGTGCGGAGAATATGGAAAAACAACCCTTAGGCCTCACTATCACGCGATTCTGTTTAATCTTGACTTCCCTGATAAGCAGCCCATTGGGCGCGGCGGCGGCGGTCATATGCGGTATGAGTCTCCTATGCTTCGTGAGCTATGGGCACTCGGGCATACAGAGGTAGGTACTGC